AAACCTGTAATATCGTACTTTATTTGATTTTTTCGTCAACGTCAACACGTTTTAAGCCCGTCAACATATCATAAAATCTACCACAATATTCATGGTCTCCAATATGAGATATATGGTCCATTACATAAACATATACTTTACCACCAATATCTGTCCACCTTTGGCAAAATCCAAAGTCTTCACCGAAGTATCGTTTAGTTTCTGGGTCGTGTAAGGTATCAAATAAGTTATAAAAGTTTTCTTTTGCAATTTCTTTACCATTAATAACAGTGGGTTGATATATCTGTAATTCAGGGTGTTTTTCTATTAATTTTTCTATTACATTTCTTTTAATTAACATACATCCTGTTGGAGCATGAGTTACTTCCATAACTCCTTTATTTACTATTAGTTCATTCTTACCTATTTTAATTGGATACATATATCCAGAAGACAATAAATCTTTTTCTGATTTAACCATATCAGTTTCTTTTATCTTCTTCCACATCTTCTCTGTTTCAAACATCTTCATTGGATATGGACATGCAATAATATCTTTATCTGCATCAATCATTTTAAATATAGTCTCACTTTTAAATGAAATATCAGAATCTATAAATAGTAAATAATCATAGTTGTCTTTATGATTTAAAAACTCAGCTACACATAAGTTTCTACCTTGTGTAACTAAAGATGATTTTAACAAACTAAAACTAACCATTATGTTTCTCTTCATACATTCTAATTGAAACTTTAGAACTGCCTGAGTGTAGTGCATTGATACTTCACTATGACATGGAGTACATACCATTATCTTATAAGATGGTTTCTTTACACCTAAATTAATTTCAGTTACATTAGAATCTACTTTTTCTAATTTTTCTGTTTGGTAAGTATCTTTATTAGCGTTTGTAGTTTTTTCACCAAACCAAATAGGTTCATTATTTTGCATTGATTGCTCCTTCTAAAAATCTAGTCCAACTTATTGATTTAACATTCCAATTATAGAATCTATTAACATAATCTTTCTGCATCTTTAAATGATCCTGGATGCCTGGTGCCTCTAGCGATTGTGCAGCAACTTCTATACCTTGTGCAAATTTTCTAGCTAAAGATTCATAGTTATTAGAGTATGGAATATACATTGGAAACTCGGCTCCGGTTTCATATAGCGCACCATAGTTTGTGCTGACACAATATAACCCTGCAGCCATTGCTTCGATTAAAGATATACAAAATGTTTCTTCCCAAATACTAGGATACACAAATAGTCTATAATCTTTTAAATGTTCTTTAATATATTCATTTGGTTTATATCCAATATAATTTACATTAGGGAGTTGTCTTGCTTGATCATAAAGTGCTTTGTATTGATCATCTGTTTGATCATGAAAACTTTTACCATATACTTCTGTTGATGAATAGACATCTAAACTTATTAATGGGTTTTTAACTAACTGCATTGCACCTAGTAATACACTTAGTCCTCTCCAAGGTGTACAGTGATGAATAATTTTTATAGGGTCACCTTTTTTATATATAGTTGGTATGGGTTCAATAGTATCTACACCATTCTTAATTACTAGAGATCTTTCTAATGGTATATCAAACATCATTCTAAATTTTTCAAAGTTCCAATTAGAATTAAATACATACCAATCATATTTTTTATGATTAGATTTATCTTTGAACCATGGAGCCAGATTCGGTTGATCGTATGAATTTTTTTGCCAAAGTATATTTATTTTATCTTTTGATAGTGGGATAGATTCAGGTACCGATGTACAAATTTGTACTTGATCTAATAGTTTAGGATCAACGTGTTTTCTTAAATATTCAAATTGAAGCTCAGTTCCGCCTCTAGGATTTTGGTTTATCATTTTTTTGATTCATTACTTTCTGGAATACTTGAAGACCTTTATTAGTAACTTGAACTGTAACGTCTTCTACGATGTCAGGTCCTTCTACTTTTTCTTTAAACGTTTCTCCTGTCTTAGTATTTCTATAGGTTGTTATAGTTGTACATTCTATTTTAGGTATATCATGTGTATGTGGAACATCTCCATTTTCATGAGAATGTGTAATACCATTATCGTGTGTATGCTCTATATTCTTTTTATCCATTTTCTTGTGATCTATCTACCATAAGATAACTCACTTGTCCAGAGGCCTTATCAGCTATTAAAGCTTGTACTTTTAATATGTCTCCTGCTTCCATGTTAATTACATCCTTTGCAAAATTATCAGTACTTTTATTTAAAGTGCCATGTCCTATTTCAATATCAGACCCACCCGATTTTTTTAAATAAACAGAAAAATCAACGTTGGTATTATCTACTACACATGCCTGCACTGATTTTACAATAGCAATTGCAGATACACTGATAGTTAATACTGTAGTTAAATTAGTTGTTGTTAAATCAAATGTTTCGCTTTTATAAAAATTTGCCATTATCCAAAAAACCAGTTTTTCTGGTCTTCCTCATTTTTTAAATCTTGTTGAAAAGAAAAGTTTAATTCAGTTTTAATTGTATCAACTGCACGGAGAATTTGTCTTTGGTTTTCAACATCATATTCTTCTTTAGGTTCTGGTATGTATGAAGTTATTCTAGCCATTATCTTCTTCCATCAGGTTTAATATCTACTCTTAATGTTCCATAACGCCAAGTTTCACCTACAGCATCATTTTCTATTTTAATTGCAAGAAGTCTTCCTCTAGCTCTAGTGTCTACCTTATCAGTAGTTGATGTTATTGTAAAGGGACCCAAAGGTGAACTAGATGCTGTATCACTTGGATAATCATTTAATAATAATGTGACTTTTGAATTACCGGTTAACACTTTAAAGTCTGGTATAAATCGTTTCATAGACATAATATATTCACCATCTCCTCTAAAATCAGCTACACCTGTTGCCTGACCCAAGGCACTTTTACTTGAACTAATATCAAAATCTCCAGATTTTATAAATGCATCAATTGATGTTGTACCACTAGTATTAACTTGATCGGTTCCTACTTCATGAGCATAGTAAGTTGATGCTCCATACTTAGCGGTGATACCTTGTATTGAAAAATTAGGAGTTGCTGTTGAATTATATTGTGTTGCATAAGGTACATCAAATACCCCTTGATCAGCATATGAACTTCTTGCTAGTGAACTTGTTGTCCAACATTGTTCTGCAAAATTATAAGTAACACATCTATTAATTTGATCTGATCCAGATTTAGCATAGAACCAATTTATTTCATTATATAATGAATTATGTTCAGAGTAAATTATTTGCCCGGCGTTATAGTTTATTCCTAGATTATCTCCACTTGTTGTAAATACAAAATCTTCAACTGAACAAGGTATGGCTTTTACAGTACCATCATACGCAAAAAAACCACCTTCACCTGACATCCAAAAGACAATACCATTAGAATAACTTAATGCATGTTGACCAATCAATCCACAGTTTGTACCTACTTGTTTAACTGAAAAAGTAAATGGTGGGCCAACGTATTGGATAACATAAGCTGAACTATCCGTTAATACTAATGTATAATCTTTACCAGACACTGCTCCAACTATTACGTTTCCTTTATCAACTCTAAAAGTTCCTGCAGTATTGGTTGCAGTTGGTTGATAAGTATTAAAGTCTTCTTGATTTGAAAATCTTATAAACATTGGATCTTGAGTTGTTGGATCACCAATAGTTGTTTCCGTTCCAAAATGAAATACATGTCGATCTCTATCTGATACTTGAGTCAATCTTGATGCCGTAGGCGCTCCTGTCATTATTGTTGCTCTATTTCCTCTTGGACTACTTGCTCCTGCATTCCAAGTAAATGTTTTATTATTATGAATTGTTGCAACTAATATTTGTCCAAAGTTATCTAAACTCCAGATTCCTGGATCCAGAGTCACTCCACCTACTGATCTTTCAGTTCCCCATGTTTCATCTGACCAAGAAGATGTGCCCCAACCATAACCTGCTGTTTGAAAAGTTGGACCTACAATTACATAAGGATCAATTGCTGCTGAACCTGTACCAGATGTAGTA